TAAAGTGCCAGTAATAGCGACGCCCGTGCTAGTAGTATTTAATTTTGATGAGTTATTGTGCTGAAGTATAACAGACTGGTCTAGGCTAGTGATTATGCTTAAATTGTTACCATTGTAAATTATACGAGCATCTTTATCGTCAGAAAACGGTGTCTTAAAGTCAATAAATGCACCACTCGGCCCACCCATTTCAAGATTTGCATATCCTGCGGAGTTATTTATATTTAACGTTCCAGTCATTGTGTCGCCAGACTTAGAAACTTTATTACTAATACTAGTTGCCATCGTAGCTGATAGTGTGGCAATTGCTGAGTTGCTATTGTTAATACTAGTTGCCATCGTAGCTGATAGTGTGGCAATTGCTGTGTTGCTGTTGTTAATGCTAGTAGCCATTGTAGCCGATACCGCATTAATTTTAGTTTGTAGTGTAGCAGAAGTTCCTGCGCTTGCATAAGCTATAGCATTGATAGAAGTAATAGCATCCTTGTTTGTCTTGGTTAAAACAGATACAGAATTAATACGAGTATTAACTGATGTAATTGCAGCGGTTCTGTTATTAATACTTGTAGCCATTGTTGCTGACAACGTAGCAATTGCTGTGTTGCTGTTGTTAATACTCGTAGCCATTGTAGACGAAACTGTATTAATTTTAGTTTGCAATGTAGCAGAAGTTCCTATACTTGCATATGCACCTGCAGAAATAAAGCTATTGATAGAAGTAATAGCATCCTTGTTTGTCTTTGTAAGAACGGATACTGCATTGATTCTAGTGTTTACAGATGTAATAGCTGCGGTTCTATTATTAATACTAGTTGCCATCGTAGCTGATAGTGTGGCAATTTTAGTTTGCAATGTAGCGGAGGTTCCAGCACTTGCAAAAGCACTACCGTCTCCCAACACACCATTAATAGAAGTAATAGCTGCAGCATTAGTAGTAATGTTTGTATTACTATTATTAATGCTCGTAGCCATTGTAGCTGACAGTGCGGCAATTGCAGTATTGCTATTACCAATACTAGTAGCCATTGTAGCTGACAAGGCAGCAATTTTAGTTTGCAAGGTAGCAGAAGTTCCTGCGCTTGCAAAAGTACTACCGTCTCCTAATACACCATTGATAGAAGTAATAGCATCCTTGTTTGTCTTAGTTAAGACAGAGACAGCGGCGATGTTTGTGTTGCTGTTATTAATACTAGTAGCCATTGTTGCTGACAAAGCTGTAATAGCGGCATTACTATTATTAATACTAGTAGCCATTGCAGAGCTTACTGAAGCAATACGAGATTCTAAAGCAGCAGATGTTTCAGCACTAGCTACACCTACTACATTAATTGTAGCACTTGTTGTAGTGTCGGTAACAGTAACACCGTTTTGAGTAAGTGCTATATTAGTTCCCGCTGTTATGTTTGAAATACCAGAACCGCCGCCAGCAACAGATGTAAATGAATATGTTCCGTTAGCATTAGTTTGTAAATACTGACCAGCAGTTCCATCAGTAATCCCAAGTTCTGTTAATGATGTAGGAATAAGAGCAGACACTGTAGCAATACGTGATTCTAATGTTGCTGATACATTAGCAATACTTGTCGCCATTGTTGCGCTTAAAGTTGCGATTGCTGAGTTACTGTTTGAAATAGACGTTGCCATTGTAGAGCTTACACCAGCAATTCTGCTTTCTAGTGTAGCTGACGTTCCTGCACTAGCATAAGCAGCGCCCTGAAGAACTGCAATAGCCGAAGCGTTAGCGGCAATACTTGTTTTGTTTGTCTGTGTTAAAACAGATACCGCATTAATTTTAGTTTGTAAATTAGCCGATGTAGCGGCACTAGCCTTGGTTTCAGCTAAAACAGATACAGAATTAATTCGAGTATTTACAGAAGTAATAGCGGCATTACTGTTGTTAATACTTGTTGCCATCGTAGAGCTTACTGCGGCAATAGCTGCATTACTATTAGCTATAGAAGTAGCCATAGTAGAGCTTACGGCTGCAATACGTGTTTCAAGTGTAGCTGATGTGTTAGCGCTGGCATATGTAGCCGCTTCAAGAACCGCAATAGCCGAAGCGTTAGCAGCTACGGATGTCTGAAGAACTGCAATAGCAGAAGCATTGACGCCAGTTACTAATGCTCGTACATTAGCTATTGAAGTAGCCATTGTAGAGCTTACACTAGCAATACGAGTCTCAAGGCTTGCAGATGTTCCTGCACTTGCTGCAGCTATCGCAATTGAATTGACAGAAGCAATAGCATCTAAATTTGTTTTTGTAAGCGCAGATACTGCGGCAATAGCTGAATTACTATTAGCAATGCTTGTAGCCATAGTAGAACTTACCGTAGCAATTCTAGTTTCAAGTGTAGCAGATGTTCCAGTGCTTGCATATGTAGCCGCCTCAAGAACTGCAATAGCTGAAGAGTTAGCAGCAACAGATGTTTGAAGAACTGCAATAGCCGAAGCATTAACAGCAGTTACCAATGCTCGTACATTGGCTATAGAAGTAGCCATAGTAGATGATACAGAAGCAATACGTGTATTTAATGTACTTGATACTGCGGCAATGCTAGTTGCCATAGTAGAGCTTACTGTGGCAATCCTAGACTCTAGTGTTGCAGACAAAGCAGTAATCAAAGAAGTATTAGCAGCAATAGCGGTATTACTATTAGCAATACTGGTTGCCATTGTAGAGCTTACTGTGGCAATTGCACTATTACTATTGTTAATGCTGGTTGCCATTGTTGCAGATAAAGCAGCAATTGCTGAGTTGCTGTTACCAATACTTGTCTGTAGTGCAGCATTAGTGCTTGACAAGGTAGCCGAAACCGTGTTAATATGACTTTCCAAAGTCGCAGAGGTAGAGGCAATACTAGCAGCCATTGTAGCTGATACACTTGCAATACGAGATTCAAGAGTAGCAGACAGATTGGTAATGGCCGTATTGCTATTATTAATACTAGTAGCCATTGTGCTACTTACGGCTGCAATGCGTGTTTCTAATGTAGCAGATGTACCCGCACTGGCAAAAGCACCTGCAGAAATAAAGCTATTGATAGAAGTAATAGCTGCTGAGTTAACTGCAATGGCTGAAGCATTGGCAGCAATGTTACTTGAAATAACTGCCTCAACAGAAACCAATGCAGCATTAACAGAAGCCAAAGCACTGCTAGTAGCTACACCGTCACCGCCTACTGTAATGTTTGTTGCGTTGATATTTGTAGCACTAATTGTTCCTGCACTAATAGTAGCTGCATACAAGTCACCTGTACGCAAGCTGCTTACACTAACGTCTTGGAAAATGAGCGTTCCTGCATTTAAAGTATTTGTTGTAATGCTAGTAGCTGATATTCTAGTAGCTTGTACCTCATTAGTGTTAACTGTGTTTGGTTGAAACGAACCATTAACTGTCAAGTTGCCGTTGACACTTACATTTCCAGTAAATGCTGCGCTTGTTTCAGATAATTTCAATGGTGAGTTATTCCCACTACCATCTTGTACACGTCTAAGTGTGCTATCTATACCAGAGTTTTCTACGCTGGTAGCGATAGTTAATATGTCTTTATATGTGTTGGCAATTAGCTTACCAGTAAAATCAGTCATTATACATTATTCCAACTTATGTCTACCAACTCCCACTGGTATATTGTGGTATATCTTTGTGTAGCCTTATCCCAAGTAATGCCTCTGTCAATGTTAGGGTCTGGCCTTGCATTCATTACATACTGGCTTCTGTCTCTAAGGTCAGGCACTTTGTTTTGTGCATGATTAACCCTGTCATAGCTTCCGTCCCAGTCAGAAGGACACACCCAGAGGTTAAAGCTATTCTTGCGTAGTCTACTCCGTGGATAAGCAAATCCACAAATATCACACTCAGCTTTTACGTTCTTTCCTTTAGCCATCTATTACGGTCCTGGATATGGTGGAAGCCAAGAAGATACAGGCACTGCCGATACTAACGATGGCACTTGTGGTCTAGGGTCTTTAACAAACCAGTCTTCTGTTACTCTTGCAATTCTATTCTGTGGGTGATTCTTCTGGTCAAACTTACCTTCATAATCAGCCGTGCATACCATCATGCCGTAGCTATTTTTCTTAAGTGATTTTAGTTCATATCTAAAACCGCAGATGTCGCATAGACCTAATGCTTTTGTTGCACCCATGTCACTACCTCAGACGAGGCAAGATGTACATGCTGGCACGTTCTTTATCCTCTTCCTGCGCTCTAAGTAATCTTTCTTCATACTCACCCTTAATCATCTGGATACGACCAGCGTCTACACCAGGGCGCTTCATAGACATAAAGTAAGCTGTACCTGCAGTAAGGCATGGATAGAACCTGCGTGAAATGTCAGCAGTCTGAGAAGATTTAGATACATCTTGGAAATACTTTACAGTCTCAAACTTAATTGCATCTGTGCTGTTCTCTGGAATAGGCCACAGATACACTCTTGATTGGTCACGCTCTCTACGTACAGCAAACTGTGTTGGGCGACCTGTCTGTCCCTTACGAGGAACTTTAAGGTACTCTTCCATGCTGATGCGTTCTAGCTGAAGGTCGATGTCATCTCGATTTACTACGGCTTCTAGAACGTCAATGTTCTCATCGCCTAGTGTGTAAGACGTAACACTGGTTGTTACCGTCACAGTGGTTGTTCCTACTGTCCACAGCTGAATGCCACGGTTTTGCCAGTCTTGGAGAAGCAAGTTAATTGAACGGCGAGCAGACTTAGGCTCGTTACCAAGCGTAGCTTCCCCGCCAATCATTTCCATGGCTTCTTCAATTACTTCGTCAATATCCATTGAGAAGCTGTATGTACCTGACGTTGCCATCTATGTTCTCCTTTTTCTGGCTTTAGTTTGTGCAGTTTTAGAAAGCTCTGAATAATGATAAAGAGGTTTACTTGCCGCAGTATGTCTTGCTCCGCTATGTAGCTTACCATCAGACATTTTGTGTGTGCCTCCTTTGTGTTTAGAGCCATCTCTAAAGTAATGTGCCATTCCTTTTGCCATCTAGTATTCCTTTAGTATAGTCTGTTATGTCCTGATTGTTTGCGGTCAGTCTTTAGGTTAGCTGTCTGGCCTGCGCCTCTTGGACTAACAGTACCAGTAGAGTTTCTTTTACGACCACCTACCTTTCTTCCAGGTTTGCTAATCTGTTGACTGACCGCTGACCTACCAATAGCCATTACCACTTAACCTTGTCTGCCCAATACGCTGCAGACATTTTGCCTCTAGCAATATTCTTTCTGTGGCGAGCTTTGAATGATTTACGCTTTGCCTTCATACGTGCTGACTCACCTGCTTTTGGTTTGCCTGCGGTGCTTGCACCCTTCTCACCAAAGCGAATAGTTTTAATTTTGTCACCCTCTTTAGCCACAACAATGTGTGACTTCTTTGGATGGTTAGGTGTACG